TTAAAGAGATGGGTATCCCTGAAGGTTCGTTACAGTTTGACGCTAAATTAGTTATGCAACCTATGGGTGCCGCTGAAGGTATGAAAACTAAAGGTGAAGAATTTGATGATAACGAAATAGAAGACGCTTTTAAAGAGGCTAATGATGAGGCTGAAGAACACTCAGAAGAACTTGAGGATTTTGTGGATGAATTTGAAAAATTTAACTTAGAAAAAGCTAAAAGAAGGTTGATTAATTCAATGATACAGGGGGCGGCCTTTAAAGGTGGTCATATGTATGTTTTAGTTGGTGAAGAATTAAATAATGTTGACCCTGAGTTATTAAACTTATACGGTATCAACCAATCATTAATGGAACATCTATATTGGTTGTATCCTGATATGGAAGGTATGGCCGGTGGCGGAGGTGGACAAGCAGGTCAGAGTGAAGTTGACGATGAAACTGACCCACCAACAGTTAAAGCGAGAGCAATGACTTTCCCACTATTGGTTCACGAATTAGTTAAAGGTGTCTATGAAGTTTTTGGAACTCATGGTTTACCTGATGACCCTAGACAAGCCGAAATGGTTTTAGGTGCTGAAGATACATTACCTTCAGAAATATGGGATTCAAGATTAGGTCCAGTATTTTGGGAGAAATTTACGGAGACTTATCCCGATGAGTTATATGAGGAGGGTAAAAAACATTTACAACATTATTTATTTTTTAGATTTTCTAAGTTAAGCGCTCAGGAGTTCTTAAAAATATCTAAACTTATTTTAAGTGGTGATAAAAGAGGTAAAGATTTTATACAGAGATTGGTTAATGAAATCGTTGAGGAACTCAAACAAGAGGACTATGATGATGCAATGGGTAAATATGATGACGAAGACGAAGATGAGGGACCGGATTTAGGTGGACTCTTAGGTAGTTTAGGTATTGATATGCCGACTGATGATGATGACCCGATGGGTGTCTAACAATAAAAACAAAATAATCATGATTAATGGCCAACTTAACAAAGGAACAAATATTAGTCGAATATGTAAGGTGTCAGAAAAGTACCCCATATGCGTTAAAGACGTATTTAGAAACATACGATAACACGGTTAAGAAATACGTACCTTTAGAGTTATTTCCGGACCAAGAATCGTTGGTAAATGATTATGAAGAATATAACGAAAATATAGCGTTAAAATATAGACAAGCTGGTGTAACTACGGTTACCGCAGGTTGGGCTTCTAAGAAATTGGTTTTCGCTAAAAAAACTGAACCGGAAAAAGTCCTCATTATTGCCAATAAATTAGATACATCTCAAGAGATGGCTAATAAAATTAGGTCTTTCATAGGTCAATGGCCCTCTTGGTTAGGTGTTGACTTTTCACTTGATAAGAATTCTCAAAAACATTTTAAATTAACTAACGGTTGTGAGGTTAAAGCTGTTGCAACATCTAAGGATGCTTTGAGGGGTTTTACACCCACCATACTAATATTTGATGAGGCCGCTTTTATTGAGGCCGATAGTGACTTTTGGGCTGCGTGTATGGCATCTCTATCTACAGGGGGTAAAGTAATTGTTGTGTCAACACCTAACGGGTTTGACCAAATTTATTATGAAATATACGACCAATCCAATAGAGGGATGAATGAATTCAAAATTTCTGAAATGTATTGGTACCGAGACCCTAGATACACTAAGGATTTATATATGGTTAAAACTAATAATATTATACATTATTTGTTAAATAAAGAACAATATAGTGAGGATGATATTATTGATTGGTCAGATTTAAAACCGTCGGAACGTAATTATACGGATTTGGATAAGTTAATATCTGAAGGTTATAAGACAAGTTCATCATGGTTTGAGAGTATGGTTAAAAAACTTAAGTATGATAAACGTAAAGTTTCTCAGGAGATTGAATGTAGTTTTTTAGGTTCGGGAGATAATGTATTCGATTCTAATTTATTACAAGATATAAAGGAAAATCACGTAAGAGAACCTCAGAATAAAATGATGGGTAATATGTTATGGATTTGGAAGGAACCTGTAGTCGGGCATAAATACATTATGGGTATTGATGTTAGTCGTGGTGATAGTGAAGATTTTAGTTCGATTGAAATCATTGACTTCGACGCCAGAGAACAAGTGTTAGAATATGTTGGTAAAGTTCCACCTGATGTGATAGCCGAAATTGCCTTTAAGTGGGCTAATATGTATAAATCATTTGTTGTTATCGATATTACAGGTGGTATGGGAGTTGCGACCGCTAGAAAATTACAGGAGATGGGATATAAGGATTTATATGTTGACGGTATTGATACTTCGAATAAGTGGAAATATGTCCCAAAATCAGCCGAAAAAATACCGGGATTAAATTTTAATAATAAACGTGTTCAAATAATTTCATCATTTGAGGAGTCTATGAGACACGATTTTAGAATATATAGTTCTAGGTTATATGATGAGATGAATACATTTATTTACATCAATGGTCGACCTGACCACCAAAAAGGTCATCACGATGATTTAATTATGTCTATAGCTATGTGTACTTACGTAGGAGAATCGTCCTTTGGTAAATTAACTAAAGTTACGGAACAAACTAAAGCAATGATTGATTCTTGGTCTGTTAGTAATAATGACGATGCAGTTAAAAAATTGGAATTTAATCCGGTCATGCCCAATATGAATCAGAATATCGATATGAATAGAAATCGACAAGGTGTGAGTAAAGAGGATTATATTAAGTATGGGTGGTTATTTGGTAGTAGGTAATATTTATATAGTAAAATAACTATGGGGAGAATTGGTAGAAAAAAAACAGATAAAATATTTAATGGAAGTAAGTTAATCGTTCCGGGACAAGGTATTAGTACTTCGAAGGTCGATAAACTTAACTCAGAAATTAATAATAATAGGCCTAATAATACAAATAAAGGTAATAAGGGTGTAAAGTAAGTATTTAATTCTTTTTAAAAAAAGTTAAATTAGACGTATGGAAAATAATTTAAATAAAGATAATATGACGGTTTGGCAAAGGCTGAATAAAACATTCGGTCCGGATGCCCAATTAAATCAAGATTATCCAACATATAAAGTAGATAAGAAGCAGTTACTAAAGACTACTTCTAAAGATGAGTACGAAAAAGAAAAATTACAAGCTCAACAATCATTTTATCTATCTAACCAATGGACTAAAATTGAAAATAATCTATACACTCAAGCCGTTTATTATGAACCGACTAGATTGGCGTCATTTTATGATTACGAATCTATGGAATATACTCCTGAAATTTCAGCGGCTTTGGACATTTATGGTGAAGAATCAACAACCGCCGACCAAAATGGATACGTATTACAAATTTATTCTGAGTCTAAAAGGATAAAAGGAATTTTGTCAGACTTATTTAATAATGTTTTAGATATCCCAACGAATCTACCTATGTGGACTAGAAACACCTGTAAATATGGTGATAACTTTGTATACTTAAAATTAGATTCTGAAAAAGGTGTTGTAGGGTGTAATCAATTACCAAACATAGAAATCGAACGTTTAGAAGGTACTATGACTAGTGCTAATTCTAATGTTAAAGCCGATGAAACTAGTGAAAATAAAAATCTAAGGTTTAAGTGGAAATCCAAAGATATGGAATTTAAATCTTGGGAAGTTGCTCACTTTAGGTTATTAGGTGATGATAGAAAATTACCTTATGGTACCTCTATGTTGGAGAAAGCTAGACGTATTTGGAAACAATTATTACTTTCTGAAGACGCAATGTTAATCTATAGAACTTCAAGAGCGCCTGAACGAAGAGTATTTAAAGTTTTCGTAGGTAATATGGATGATAAGGATGTTGAACCATATGTACAACGTGTTGCCAATAAATTTAAAAGAGACCAAGTAACGGACCCTAAGAATGGTAATGTTGATATGAGATTCAACCAAATGGCGGTTGACCAAGATTATTTCATACCTGTTAGAGACCCTAACGCACCTAACCCTATAGATACTTTACCGGGAGCAACTAACTTATCAGAAATTGCGGATATAGAATATATTCAAAAGAAATTGTTAACCGCTCTTAGAGTACCTAAAGCCTTTTTAGGTTTTGAGGAAGTTGTCGGTGACGGTAAAAATCTTTCATTACAAGATATTAGATTTGCTAGAACGATTAATAGAATACAGAATTCTATGATTGCCGAGTTAAATAAGATTGCAATAGTACACTTATTCTTGTTAGGATTTGAAGATGAGTTATCTAACTTTACGTTAGGTTTAACAAATCCATCGACACAAGCTGATTTACTTAAGATTGATGTGTGGAAAGAAAAGGTTCTTTTATACAAAGACGCCGTTATGCCCGTTGAAGGTATTGCACCTGTTTCCGTATCTTGGGCTAAGAAAAATATTTTAGGGTTCTCAGATGAAGAAATTAAATTAGATTTACAACAACAACGTGTTGAAAAAGCTGTTGGCGCTGAATTAATGAATACCCCCACAATTATTACACATACCGGAGTATTTGATAACATAGATAAATTATACGGTACTAAAACTGGTGACACTCAAAATTCTGAAGTCGTACCTCCTGAATCACCTGATGGTGGAATGGGGGATGTAGGTGGAGATTTAGGTGGAGACTTAGGTGGTGATTTAGGTGGTGATTTAGGTGGTGATGTCAATCCAATGGAATCACTTAATAGAGATAATTTAAAAATTCTATTAGAAAATGACGACATAACTAGCTCAAATTCTTTTATAGATTTATCTAAAGGAAGTAATTCTTTGGGTGAAATTGAAAAAGAATTGCAAAAAGTAATGAAAAGCTAATATTTATATTAAACAAAAAACAAGAATTATGAAATTTGGTATACTAAAATCTAGAATTGAAGAGACTTTATTAGAGTCATATAAAACTAAAACATTTAAAGAAGAATTTAAAAACTTCAAGAAATATGTTTTAGAAAATAAAAACGTAAGTAAATTGTTTTACCTTTACGACGGCCTAACAACAAATAAAGGTCTTTCTAAAGATATTGTCGATTCATATATTAACGAATGTGTTACCATTTATGAAAATACCATTAATAAGATTGATACGAAAAGTCTAAGTGGTTTAAATAAGTGGGTATCAAATACTAATTCTAAAAACATATATGAAGATATTGATACTTTATTTTCTAATAACGTTTTAAATATTACTTCAAAAATAGAAGTTAGAAAAACTATTTCCGAAAATTTACAAAAGGAAGTTGTTGTTGTTGAATCAACCTTCGCTGGTAACGTACCTTTTAAGTCTATGGTTAATATAGTTAATAGTACTGCTAAAAAATATATCGAATCATTAAATGAAAGTGATAAAAAAGAATTGATGTCAATTTTAACTGAAGATGAAAAAGTTTTGGAAGAAAAGTTTGAAACTTTAAAATCTGAGGCTATTGGAAAATTAAATTCGGTTATTATTGAGGAAGTTGATGTTGAGGTAAAAAATAAGGTCAAAGAAACTATGACTAAATTAACTTCAGAATCTTTTACGAAATTAGGTTATTATAAGTTAACCAAATTAAATGAAAACCTATAACGATGGAAGTCGGTCTTACCAAACAATTAAATAGTTTTTTAAACAGGATGGTCAAACGTAAGTATCCTGTTAACGAAATTAACGTTTCCGGTAGAGACATTGGTAATGGTAATTTCGATTACACAGTATGGGTCCACCCCACTTGGGAAGGTCATGATAGACTTCAGTCTGATGATAACTTTGAGGAAGAATTATTTAAATATATAAAAGAGACCACTGAAGATGGTATTATGTTATTTAGAGAATATACTCGAGGTCACTACTTTAATAAGGTGGATTGGTTTTGGGATTAAATATTATCCGACTTAAACTTTTTTTCAACGTATTTTGCCTTATTTAATTCCTGTCTTTTAATTACTGATGGTTTAACAAACTCTTTACGTTTATTTATTTCTTTACTCTGACGAGTTTTAATAACTTTACTCTTATATTCCCTAAGAGCTTTTTCAATTCCTTTACGTTTATCTACCTTTATAATTAACATTTGATTTTATATTTTTGACTATAACCATAAATATACCTATCATTATTAAAAATAAACAAAACATATTTTAAATGAATGAAAAAAGGAAAAACAGCAAAAATAACCGGTTACAAACGGGCAAAAGTCATGTATGGGACTGTAGATTCAGTAGAATTGAAATCTTTATATCTAAATCTACATACTTGGGTTAACCCAAAAGAGGATAGTGATAATTGGGAACGTATTGTTCTTAATATGAGTAGGAAAGTAAAACATTTAGTTTTAGAAACAATAAAGGACGATATTTTTAGTAAAAAGTTTATTGTTGATTTTGATTTGAGATACAGTGGTATATATAAAGGTAAAAAATCATTTCTAAGTTTAGAAATAACATTATTCTTAACTGATAATGTTTTAGATTTTAGGGATAGGAAAATAAGAGAAAATTTAAAAGAAATCGTTAATAATATATTCAAATATGAGTTCAACAATAATAAATATTTTGAGTTTCATCTAACAAAATCAAATAATAAAGAAAAAGTTTTAACAGAAACAGGTATTACTTAATATTTATTAATTAAAACTAACACAATGGGTTTAAGAATTTTAAAAGAAAACGAAATAGGTACAGGTATCTTAATTGAAATGGACGCTGGTCACATATCTCCTAAAGAGGAAAGAAATAACATAATGTTGAAGGAGTCAAATGAGACGATGGACCACTCCAAACCTTTCGAGTTCTACGCAGTATTACAAAAATATAATACTCCAAATAGGAATGGTAGAACGTACCCTGAAAAAATATTAAAAAGAGAAGCAATAAACTATAAGAAGATGATTGATAAGGGAATTGCTCTTTCAGAGTTAAATCACCCTGAATCATCTTTAATAGATTTAGACAGAGTTTCACATTCAATCACAGAAGTGTGGTGGGAAGACAATGTTTTAATGGGTAAGATAAAGTTACTTACATCTCCGGGATTCCATGAGAGAGGTATAGTATCTACTAAAGGTGATATGGCGGCTAACTACCTTAGACAAGGTGTTACATTAGGTATATCTTCAAGAGGTGTAGGTTCACTTAAAAAAGTGGGGGAACAGAACGAAGTTCAAGACGATTTTGAATTAATCTGTTTTGACTTAGTGTCATCACCATCTACTCCGGGAGCGTATCTTTTCTTAAATCCTGAGGATAAAGATAAGTATGATGAGAACTTAGAAGAAGAAAATAAAGTTAAAGTTGAACGTCAAGTTGGTGAAACAGGTAACAAATCACTTGACTTAATGAAAAAATTAGACGATTATTTAGGTAAATAAAAAAATAATTAAAAAATAAAAAAAATGGAAGAAAAGTATTTTGTTGCAAAAATAGCATTAGATTCAGTAGATACTGAGACAGGAAAAGTAAAAAAATTAAGAGAAGAGAAATTAGTACACGGGTATAATCCTACGGACATAGAAGCTAAAGTAACTAAGGTTTTTGAGGCTTACAGTATGGATTGGAGGATAACGGCAATTGTTGAAAGTAAAATTGATGAGGTAATCGAGTAAGGTTTATCTAATTAAAAAAATAAAAAAGTGTGGTTTTTTACAATCACACTTTTTTTTATGCTATAACGCTATATTTATCATGGTATAGAGAGTGCTAATAGTAAAACCCCGTAAAAAGGTATTTTTTAGTAAACTCGTATATTTATAATAAAATAAAAAAACATTTAATGGCAAAAGAAAAATCATTAGTAGAAGACGCTATCACTCAAATCAAAGGATTAGAGGACGTATTAGCCGAAAACGCAAAAGGAATACTTCGTTCAACGATGAAAGAAGAAATCAGTGATTTAGTAAAAGAATCTCTTTCCGAACAGGAAGATGAAGAGGTTGAAATGGAATTAGACGTAGATGATTTAGGTATTGATGACGATGAGTCTGAAGAACTTGAATTTGATATGGATGATGATAACGACGAATTAGAAAACGAATTATCGTTAGACATCGAAGCCTTAGGGTTGGGTATGGATGATGATGATGAAGAAACTATCGACTTAACTGATATTGACGATGAAGATGAAATTCTACGTGTCTTTGGTTTAATGGGTCCTGATGATAATATTGTGGTAACACAAGATGACGCAGGTAATATTAACTTAAAAGACGACGAAAAAGAATATATGATTGTTGGTGAAGGTGAAGAAGAGACTGAAATCGAATTGGAAGAAGACTTGGAATTTGATTCGGAAATCGAATTAGATGAAGAGGAAGACTTTGATGAAGAATCTATTGAAGATATAGTTTCAAGAGTTTTTGATGAATCATATGGTGGAATCGAAGAAGAAGATATGGAAGAAGGACATTACGGTATGAATAAAGGTGACGAATATCACAGAAAAGATGTGAAAGGTCATGAAAAGGAAGACGGTAAGTACGGAGCATATAATGAAGACGAAGAAGAAATCATGTATGAAATAGAATTCGACGAAGAAGACGAAGATGAGTTTACAGAGATTGACCTCGAAGAAACATTAGAGGAATCAAAACCTAAATTCACGTATGGGTCTAATCCTAACAGTAAAGGATTCAATACGAAGATGAAAAAGGCTGACCCTAAAAAGGGAACAGGTAAAGCGAAATTCGAATTCAAAGAAGGTCAAGGATATGATGACGAAGAAGATGAAAGTTTAGGTATGGAACGCGGAAAAATTTCAAAGAAAGATTTCAAAGGTACCAAAAAACGAAAATCTAAGTCTCGTAGAGATGACGCACATTTCGAAACAAGAGAAGGTCACTACTCAAAAGAAGAAACAAAAGAGGCGTCACGAACGCTTGGTAATGGTAAATATTGGGGACGTAAAGGTTTAAATAAACCAAAAGCGGCACCAAGAAACATTAGAGTTGAAAATACCAATACCAAAGAATTGAAAGTCCTTAGAGAAAAGAATGAAGAGTATAGAAAAGCACTTAACGTATTTAGAAATAAATTAAATGAAGTGGCAATATTCAATTCTAACTTAGCGTACTCAACAAGATTGTTCACAGAACATTCAACTTCTAAAACTGAAAAAATTAACATTTTAAGAAGATTTGATAACGTTGATACGATTAAGGAATCTAAAGGATTATATAGGACTATTAAAAATGAATTGTCAACGGACAATGGAAATTCAAAACCAATGAACGAATCTATCGGTAAAACTATCGATAAGAATCTTTCTACAGGTTCATCACAAAATTTGATTGAATCTAAGACTTATGAAAATCCACAGTTCTTGAGAATGAAAGATTTAATGTCAAAATTATAATAAATAAATAAATAAAACTAAAAATAAAAAACCAAAAAAATGGGAGCATTATTAGAATCAGGTCTTGTTGGTAACATTGGGTTAAAACACCTTAAAGTTATCAAAGAAGACACAATTAACAAATGGGATAAATTAGGATTCCTAGAAGGTCTTAAAGGACACTTAAAAGAGAACGTAGCTCAGTTATATGAGAATCAAGCGTCTCACCTAATAAATGAAGCATCTGATGCAGGAAACGCAGGAGCATTTGAAACTGTTGTATTTCCTATCGTTAGACGTGTATTTTCAAAATTACTAGCGAATGAAATCGTATCAGTACAAGCTATGAACTTACCAATTGGTAAATTGTTTTACTTTGTACCTAAAATTCAAGGGTACTCAGGTGGAACGGCTAACCAATCAGGTGACCATTACGCACCTGTAGGTTCTCCGGGTAATTACCCAGGTAACCCTAACGCAGGATATGAAGGAGCTGGAGCTTACGCTAAGAACCTTTACGATTTATTCTACGAAGGTAACGCACCGGGTCTTGACCCAGCAGGATTGTTTGACTACTCTAAAGGACGTTGGTCAGCTATCACAGCTACAACATCTATCCAATCATGGTCAAATGGAGCTTTAATTGATTCTGTAATTCAAGGAGACACTGCATCAGCAGGAGTTATTCCAGCAGGAAACACAAGAAAAGTAATCATTAAAATGTGTGGATTCGCTGATACAGGAGCAGGAAAACTAATCGGACCTGATGGTAACGAAATGGATACGGAATCTTTCTTATCTGATTTACACGTTATTAAGTCTGTTGGATTATCTGCATCAACAACACCTTGTGAAATTTCTACAGGTTCATTGTTATTCAGAGTTGTAACTCAACAATATGGTAAAGGTATCGTATCTTACGGTGAAACTACTACTACTAATTGGGCATCTACAGGTAGTGGAGGTTCTTTCAAGAACGTATGTGACGCTGACGGATGTATCTACTTAGAAGTTGATTTATCTTGTCCGGTATGTGCTGATTGTAATTCTACATCTTTAGATGGGTACACAGGAGCAACTATCAATAGTGGAGCAACTGCTACTTCTTTCACGGCTGTATTCAGACGTTACGAAGAATTAGAATTTGAAGATAAAATCGGTGAAGTTTCTTTCGACTTGGATTCTGTTACAGTATCTGTTACTGAAAGAAAACTAAGAGCACAGTGGTCTCCTGAGTTAGCTCAAGATGTCGCTGCTTTCCATAACATCGATGCTGAAGCTGAATTAACGGCTTTATTATCTGAACAAGTTGCGGCTGAAATCGATAGAGAAATCTTGAGAGACCTTAGAAAAGGTGCAGCATGGAACCTAAGATGGGATTATAACGGATGGAGAAGAATTTCTCAAACAACATCATACACTCAGAAAGATTGGAACCAAACTTTGATTACAGCAATTAACCAATTGTCAGCACAAATTCACAAATCAACTTTGAGAGGTGGAGCTAACTGGATTGTTGTTTCTTCTGAAGTTTCAGCTATATTTGACGATTTAGAATACTTCCACGTATCTAACGCGTCTCCTGAGCAAGACCAATATAACATGGGTATTGAAAGAGTGGGAACTCTTGCAGGACGTTACCAAGTGTACCGTGACCCTTACTTCCCAGCGAATCAAGTGTTGATTGGACATAAAGGAACATCATTGTTAGATACGGGGTACATTTACGCACCTTACGTACCATTACAATTAACTCCTACAATGTACAACCCATTCAACTTCACTCCGATTAAAGGAATTATGACGAGATACGCGAAGAAGATGGTAAATAACCGCTTTTACGGCAGAATTACTGTAGATGGTGTTAGAACATTCGATTTAAAAGAATTGAGATAATCAAAACTTTAAAATAGATAACCTAAAAAGGTCCTCATTATTGGGGACCTTTTTTTATTTATATGTGAACTATATGTTTTTCGGTAAAGTACTATATATTTATAGTATATGAAAAAATTTATACCAACAGAAGAACAACTAAAGAAAATATTAAAGATGTATAATGAGGATTTATTGGGTTCACATACAATATCTTTAGAGGTTGACGTTAGTAAACAAACCGTTATCAGAATATTAAAAGAAAATGGGGTGGTAATGGGACCTTCAGGTCGTAGATTTATTGGGGGTAAAAAGGTTGCGGATAAAAAATGGAGAAATAAGAATAAAGAGTATTTAAATCAAAAGTATAACGAGTGGTATGAGAACAATAAAGAACATCGTAAAGAGTATCTAAAAGAATACCGTGAAAATAATATTGAAAAAATAAGAAAGACCAAAAGGGACTACGAAAGGAACCGTAAAGCGAGGGACCC